CCTGCAACTTCCGTAGCAGTATAATCTTCTATTGTAACAAGTATATTTGTCTGAACATCTGAAATACCTTCATATGTTTTTCTTGTTACTACAAGCCTAACAGGTTTTTTACTTTCCTTATATTGTCTAAATTTTACCAAATAAAATATTGGATATTTAAATAGATTTTTGGTTAATACCCATGGATAATCTTTATTATTAGGTAAAGTACTTTTAAAACTTATTTCTCTTAAAGGTATATCTTTAATTACAGATATTTCACCTAATTTAACTAATTCATATGTTTTATTTGAACTTTTTACTTTTATTTGAAATTCAGAAGGATTTTGAGGAAGACGTATAGTTTCACCCTCAAAATCAAAAAATATACCATATTCTTCTATCATTATCTATACGCCCCCTCTGCTGATAATGCAATTTGCTGTTCTAACATTTCTTTTATTCTATTAGCAACAACGTTTACATCTGCTGTTTCACGAACATCACCAAATTTAACAGTTATATTTGGTGCTAAAGTTGAAATCTTGTTAATAGCTTCTCTTTCAGCTACATCACGCAAAAGCTTAATATCTTCTGCATTAATTTTAACATCACTTTTAATACTTCCTATTTGTGAATTACCTTTTCCAAATAAGTCATCTTGATTATCAATTAATTTATTAAATTTATCTCCTATAGCACCTGCAATATTTTGAACACCATTTACTGCAAACTGTCCTACTTTTTCACCAATTTGTTGACCTTTATTAAATGCATCTCCATAACTAACTTGATTTAATCTAGTAAGTTTAACAACATCTTTATCACTTTTTAGATTATCTCTTTCAGTTTTAAGTTTGTCTAATAACCCTGTCATTCCACCTGTCATATTGACATTTAAGCCTGGAATTTTATTGATTATATTTTCAATACCTTTTGCTATATTAGTTAAAAAACTTAATGCATTTATAGCCAAATCAAAGAACAATTTCTTTACTGTATAAATAGGATCTTTCCAAACATTAATGAAAAATTCTGCTACAGATAAAGCTATATTGGCGAAATATGCAAAATTATTAAATAAAAATGCAAATAATGTACCAAATATTCCACCAACTACACCAACAACTTTTACAACAATATTACCAAACTTTATTATCGTAAATAATAATAATCCTATTGCAGCACCAATTAATAATATAGGCCAATTTACTGCTGCCCATGCTGCTGCTTGTGCTAATATAGGAGTTACCATTAACCATAGCTTAGTAATTAACATTGGAATTTGTGTTACTCCCCATAATAAAAATGCTGATCCAATACCTATCAAAATAGGCTGAATTATATTCCAATTTTGCTGAAAGAATGTTCCTATTGATACAATTAAATTTAACAATCCACTAAGAACCATTACAACTATTTTTAAACCACTTGCCAAAGCATTAACAAAAGCCATACCACCTTCTGAATTAAATAAATTTGTTATACTTTGCTGAATAGGAATTAAACCAATCATAAATTTATTTTTAATTAAATTACCTATATCTCCAAATGTCATTGGTATTTTCTTAAATTGGGCATCTGTTTCTTTAGCTGAATTTATCATAGCATTTTTAATAATTTGTGCTGTAATTTTACCTTCAGAACCCATTTTCTTTAAGTCACCCATTGGCACATTCATTTCTTTTGAAATTGCTTTAGCTAACAAAGGTGCATTTTCCATTATTGATCTAAATTCATCACCTTGTAATTTACCTGCTGCCATAGCTTGTGTTAACTGATACATTGCTGAAGATTGTTCCTGAATAGATGCACCACCAATTTTAAATTGTTTATTCATCTGTTCTACAAAATAAATAGCTTCATCATTAGTTTTAAATGCATCTTTAGCCAATATACCAAGTTTACCAACACTTGAAGCCATTAAAGCATATTCTCCCCTAGATTCTTGTGCAGCACGATATATTTTATCTTGAAGTTGGGCAAGTGTTTGACTTCCATCATTTATTAAGTTTAATCTTGCACTTATATTTGATAAATTATCTAATGTTTCCATAGATTTTTTAATAGCATATAAGCCAATCAAACCACTTACAATATTTTTCAAATTAGAAAATATACCTGTTGATTTTTGTGCTTCACTATTATATCTTCTTTGTGCTTCTGTTGTATGATTAATACCATTATTAGTATCGTTTATACTTTGTGTCATTCTCTGTATTGCTCTATTTGCACTAGTTACTTCTGCTCTTGCAGATGCAATTGTGTTACTCAATCTTATATCTCTTGCAGAGGCAGAATTAAGTTGTTCCATTACATTTAATGTCATATGCATTGCTTTCACAATTGATTGCAAAGGTTTTGAAAATTGATCATTTAATCTTAGAGTTGATGAATACGTTGACATTCTTCACACCTCCACTATAATAAAATTAAACCACCCATAATTAAACAGGTGGTTTTTATATAATCTATTTTAATTTTTTTCATATTTTTTTTCATCTTCAATTTTACGAAGTATACTTGCATATATAAATGCTTTTTCAGGATCAGGTAAATCAACAAATTGACTAGGTAATATATGAAGTTTATGCAAGGCATAATGAGCCATATTGGCTTCAGTATCGCCTTGCTCTATTAGTTTTTTGCTTCTTCAACTAAATCTTCCATATCTTCACCAAATCCAGATAATATAAGTATCTTTTCTGAAAGTGAAATAACTTCACCACTTTTTAAAACTTTATATAAATACTGAGTTGGTGCGTTTGCTCCTACACAATTTGCTAATTTAGCACTTTCAGCATCTTTAAAATTAGGATCAACCGTTCCTTCTATAACAATTTTTTCTGCAAAGGTTACATTATCAAACTCTGCACCAGTTTTAGTTATTTTAGTGCAAGCCTTTTGAATTTTTTTATATTCAGATAAAGGAACTGATCTTATCTTAAATTTTAATATTTCTCCAGTTTCTTCATCTTTAAATCTATTAGAAACAAAAACATCTTCTGTTATTTCCTCAATTATATTCTTATTTAAAAACGCTTGTAATTTTGACATAATTAATATCTCCTTTTAATTTATCTAATTTTAGTTTATTTTGTTATAATAATTAGGAGTATATAATTTAATATATACTCCTATATGTTTATTTTACAGATTATTGAAACTATCTAGTATTTCAAAATCATCAAATGTAAATGAAATTTCTTCATCCATTGCTGTAGCATCAATATCAAGTTTTGCAATTATTACACCATCAATATTACAATTCTTTAATACAGTTGTTTGTTTACCTGTTTCTGAAGCAGAGTCTTCATTTGTAACCTGAATATCAAAATAGGTATCTTTTCCTGTTTTATTATAATCTGACATTAAATTTCTAAAGATTGAAGTCATGTAGTAAATGGTCATTGAACCAGTACCTTTCCAACCTCTAGTTTTTGAACCTGTACCACGTTTACCAAGTGTTTTTACTTCTTCTTTATTTTTTTCTACCTTAAATTCTACTTTTTTAAGATATGCTAATTCTTCAATATTTCCATTAATAGTTGCAAATGCTATACCTTCAGCACCACTAACGGTATCTTTTACATTATTAAAAGCCATAGTTTATTTACCCCCTTATGCTATATTCACAGTTACATATATCTTTTCTACAGCATCTACAGGCTGAGCATAAAGATTTAATACAACTGAATCAGATTCTTCACCTGCAAGAACTTCTATATCAGTTTTTGCATCAAAATTTTGAATTGCATTTAAACTCTGTAAATTCTTCATGTAAGTTATAAGTTCATTCTTCAAAAGATTTCTACCATTAGCATTATTAGCAACTTTACCAATATAGAAATTTTCATAAATCTTTTTCGCATCAACTGCGATAGCATCAAGTGTACGAATAACTTTATTTTTCCTAAACTCTTTACCTTTTTCAGAAGTAAACGAAACAAATGTATTTATATCCTGTTCAACTATAACTTCTCCACTTGCATTTTTACTAAATACAAACTCTCCTGCATTGAGTGCAGTTATAATTTGACTATTTGTATAAGTAGGATTTACAACAACATCACCATCATATTTTCTATATGTAAGAGACTGATTTACATTTGCTCCTGCTACTGCTCCTACTGTCCAAGGTACTAATTTAGCATCATTTTTAACTGATATAACACCTTCATAATTTGCAGAAGCATAATTATAAAGAACTGCCTGTATTTTTCTTCCTTCTGTATCTCTTAAACGAGCAACAAAAGCTTTATATACAGCTTTAATATCAGAATCATCACCAATATATCCAACTGTATTAAAATCTACAACTTCAATAGCAGTAGTAAAATTAGTATGGTTTGTGCTTGTTACACTTCCATTTGCTCCACCTGCCAACAAAGTTCCTGCTGAAGCTGTAACATTACCAGTACCACTAAATACAACCCAATCATTAGCTTTTAAACTTGATACAGTAGTAATTAATGATTGTCTATCTTGTTCTACAGAATCAACATAGGTTATAACATCAAATTTGGTATTATCATCAATATTTTGCTGTATTGCAATAGAAATACTATTACCACGCAATCCAGAATATTTTGCTGTAACAACTAAAGTTCCAAATGTTTTTGTTGCTTTAGTACCTGTATTAAGTCTATATACATAAACTTTTTTTGAATTTCTCAATGCTTCTCTAACATAGAATAATTCACTAGTAGGTGTAGCTAATGTTGCATATGAATATAAATTAGAATTAAATAAATCATATCCAAATAATTTAAAGAAGTTTGATTCAATATCAACTTCTGTAACTGTTGCTTCAGCACCCCAATCCATTATTAACGGTAAAGCACAAACACCTCTATCTGATACATTCCCTAAACTGTCTGGAATTGATTTAAAATTAACATAAACTCCAGGTCTTACTTTATTCTGTGTTACCCAAGTTCCTCCAGCCATACTTTATACCACCCTTTCCAAAAATGCCTTAATTAAATTTTCTGCTTCTTCTATACTATAAGTACAATCATCTTTCAAAATTGCCATGATTACATCTTTGTTATAAGTAGAAAATTTTTTACTATTTAAAATCTGATCTTTTGTATACTTACTAACAAATTCTACTTCTTTTTCAATTTCTTTTTTTGACATGATCATCAATCCTTTATATATGAATTAGTATCAAGTGTTCCCATATTAACACTTTCAACTGGTATTGTTACACTAACATTTATATCCAAAAAGAAATGTAAAATTTTATCTTCAATATTATGTCTTTTATTTAATCCCCTTAAATTACCACCTGATAAATCAGAAAATAATTCTAGCTTTTCATATAAATCTTCAGCAATCATATGATATTGTTCATCCATATTAACTGTATTTTCATCTAAAAAACAATGAATATCAAACATAATATTAAATTTAAATCTATTTTTACATTCTTTCTTTGTATCTTGTTCTATTATTTTTACAAAAAAACAAGGTTCTTGGAATCCTTGTTTAATTATTTCGTCATATATTTCATAGGTTGGATATGATGTTTTAAGTGCTTTAACAATTGAATCTTTTATATTTGTAATTATCATACCATACCCCCTAATAATTGTTTAAATCGTTTATTCCATTCGTTGGGTATAATATCTTCAATTTCTTTTAAAGAAATAGTTGCCATAAACTTACCTTCTATCCATGCTGTTTTTGTTCCCATTACTACACCTTTATTTGAGTTTGGGTTATAAACAAATCTTTTGCCTTTCCATTCCCCAGGCACATAATGTTTATCAACTCTATGTCCAAATTCTACATAACTAGCATAATCCAATGGATTTGATAAAATAACAGTTAAACTATTCCCATTTCTTTGAATGTTTGATAATACCCATTGTTTTCTTAAATCACCTGTTAATACAGGAGTTCGTTTTTTAGTTCTTGCTAAAGCTTTCAAAGCTATTTCATAAAAAAACTTTTCAATTTCTATATCTATTGTTTGTGATAATTTTTCAAAATTTTGTATAAAATCCTTAAATCCTTGTACATCTAATGGCATAATAACACTTCCTATCCTCTATCAAGCCTATGTAACAACAATTCTTGGTGTGTAGGATATAAAAATGGTTCTCCTGCTTCATAAGTTTTAATTACTTTACCATTTCTTGTTATCTCAATTCTATCACCTGTTTTAAGTTCATAATCAATAGAACAAAACAATTTAATTTCATAAGATATATTGTTTTCAGTTGGTGTTTGACTTTGAATAGGACTGTTTAATTCTTTTTGACTTATTCTACAAGGCATGTTTTGAATACTTGGTGTTAAACCAACATTTACTCTTGTTGCTCCTGCTGAAGTAGTTGTTTTGCTATACCTATATACATTAGCAGTATCAGTATATAGTTTTTTATATTGCTTTTTAATGTAATCAATAGTACTTGAATTTAACATGTTAAATCACCTCTGTATATTGAAAATTTTGTAATTCAGACATGTTTTCTTCCAAGTAACCAATTATATTTTTAGAATCTTTACTACTTTTTATTTTTATATTTGTGTCACCCATATTAACAGAATCCAAGCCATCTATTCTATCATCCTGTATTTTCCTAACTATAATATCTACAACTAAATCTGATAACTCTGTAGGAAATGACGATAGACAACATATATTAACTATCCTTCTTTGCAAAGCAGAAATATAATAGTTAATTATTGCATCCTGACTGGTATCTGAAATATCAAGCAGTAATTTAACTGTGGATAATATTTCTGAATTAGTCATAATATCTATTCACCAACTTTCGTTAATGCTTCTAATATATCTTCCTGTTTCATGCTTCTTTCAAGCTTAACACCTTTTTCTTTAGCAATTTTTTTTAAGTCTTGAAAAGATAATTCTGAATAATTTATATCTTTATTTTCATTGTTATCAGGTTCCTTATTTACATTATTATCACAAGATTCATCATTATCTGAATTAATTTCTTGATTATATTGTTCATCACAAGAATAATTAAGCCTTTTTAATTTTTCTATAATAGCAATATCTTCAGTTACAAATTCTCCATTAACAAATTTACATAAAACTTCATCATTTTGTTTATCCCAAATTACACCATGACCATAAAATTTCATTTATTTCACCTCAAATAAAAATAATAAAAGAGGCTGAATTAACAACCTCTTTTAGTTTAATTTTCTTTATACCATTTTTAATAAATCTTTCATGAACAAAGTCTTTATTCCTTTGTCATGAATGTACTGGAACATTTGCTGTACTAAATCACCTGGGAATTGCCATCCTACTGGTTCAACTCCTATAGGGCTAACATCATGCCAATAAAACATAGGAGTTACCCCACCTTCCAAACACCAATCTAAATATGGTTTAATATCATCTTCCCAACTAGATGATGCTTCTAATGCTATATTGCATAATTCCCATTTATCTGCAATTGGTAATGCCAATGGTATTCCTGTTCTATTAACCCTTGCTAACTTACATCCATTATCACGCAATCTTTGCATCATAGGTTCATCCCAACATTCTCCTGCACCAGGAGTTGCGAAATAATATGCACCATCACCCCAACCACGTGCCAGCATGTAGTCACGCATTAAAGCAAATTCATCAATTTGCGTTTGAGGTAATTCCAAGTGTAAATTATCCTTATGCGTCCAACTATGATTACATAACTGTACAGTGCCACTATCAAGTGCTAAAGCATCTAATTCTGGTTCAGTAAGTAAGTTTTCATTACCACCGATTATGCTAGAATGTGGTATCCACAAATTCCACTTGATTCCATATTGCTTTGCTAAAGCATGAGTTACAGTTACATTGTTCCTATATCCATCGTCTGAGTGAATTAAAACTGCTGGTTTAACATATTCATTATAACTACAATCAGAAAAATATACTGTTGGTTTGTTTTCTCCAATCGCCCATACTCTGTAAGATAATATTTCAATCCAATTCCATGTTGCCTCGTCTATGTTCTTAAACATACTTTTTGTTATTTTCAAGTGATTCCACCCATTGGATAAATTTGGTTTTGTGCTATCTGCATAATAACTGCGATAAAGCATTTCAAGCTGTGGGTAAGCAGAATTTGAAGTCCTTAATATAATACCTATTTTATCAACTTGTGAGATATCAGATATATAACACCATACATCAAGGCAATTGAGGTCACTTAAATCTTTTTGTATATACTTATCTATAATCGCTAATGTACTATCAACTGGTGTAGTAATAGCTAAAGCTTTTCCATCTGCTTGGTGTGAATATGTTGGATTTGTTATTAAAGTAGGTACAGTGGAAGGATGATAACTGTTTACTGATGCAAAATCATCCAGTAATATCTTAGTGTTAGGCTTGATTAAACTGCTAGAATAACAACTTTGACCATTAAAATAAACATCTGTGATTGTATTACTATTATATTTTACATCTGCAATACTACTACTATTAAATATCATCGTTTGTTATCACTCCTTAATCATATATACAATACCATCTGTATTTTTAGTTTCAGGAAGTGCATCATATTCTGCTTGGGTTAATATAATAATTTTTTGCAAATTGGCTAATTTTTCTCTTAATTTTGGTTGTATTCCAATTAATGTATCTTGCATTTTAAATTCACCTTATCTTTCTATTATCAAATAAAAAAGGGAATATATTTCAATTCCCTTAACTAATAATTTAAATTATTAAACTTTTAAATTAGTGATAGTACCATGCATAAAAGAAGCCCCATGAGCTAATCCAATCTGTCCAAAAATCTGACCTGATTCTGCTGCACCTGTTTTAGCAAGTTCTTCATAGAATAGATTACCTTTGTTAGGTACTGGTTGGAATACAGGAGCAATTACAGACATATCAAAAATACCAATTGTTCCTGCTGGCATAAATCTATCAAGTTGGACACCTATATTTCCAAAATCAGTTTCAATCTGTTTAATGTTTAATCCACCTATAGACCTGTCCGAGGGTGCATAACCATAAGCATTAGATATTCTTTGCTTTTGATAACCATTACAGAAAAGAACCATATTTTTAAAATATGCTCCATTAGTATGCATTTCAAGCAACAAAGAATCTATCAATGCTTTAGTTAATTCTGCACTTGCTGCATCAACTGTATTTCCTGTAGAACAAAGTTCTATCATACCTCTTGTCTTATTTGCTACACCTGCATTTGTTGCAATTTGATATGTACCATTCAAGAATGTATAGTTAACATCTCTAGCAATCTTTTCTAATGCTCTAGCTATCTGAAAATCTCTTTCTGAAGGTGCATTATTTGATGCTCCTGCTGTATTTATACCAGAAAGTCTACCAGCATTGCTTATTTTCACATAAGAAAGTGATACCTGTTCTTGGAAAATCTGTGTTACGTTTTTATCCTGTGTTTTCACATAAGATATTGCTGTAGGTGCTGTTAAACTTGCTGTTTCAGTTATTGCAGGTTGACTAGCTGATTGATGCGAATACAATGAATCTACTGGAAACTCAAAGTTTTCTGTCATCATTCCACCTGTCAAACCACCAATCATTGAAAGAAAAGGTGTGTTAATTGCATCTGCTGTAAAAAGCTCACCTGTATAATTTGGAAGATTCCATACTGTTCCTGCTGCTACGTTTGCCATATTTATCATTCTCCTCTTATTTTTTAAATTAATTATTTTTTATTTTGCAATGCAAATATTTTATTTTTAATTGCTATTGCTAAAGGCATATTTCCACTACTCATTGCCGTTGCGTATTCTGCTTGCAATGCTTGTAATTCAGAATTGTTATTACTTCCTCCACCATTTGGTGGCACATATGAATTTCCTGCTATTCTTGCTTCTACTTGCTTTTGTATATGATCATTGAAAATAGCTTCAAAAGTTTCTATATTTTTATTAGTGCTCTCTAAATCAGCACCTAAAAGAAAATCTATAATAGATACAGGAAGTTGTTTTTCTGTTGCTGTCTTAATAGCAGAATTAGTTAACTCTTTTTTAAAAGTCTCTTTCTGCATCTGTTCTAACTTTAATTCAAGTTCCTTCATCTTTATATCTTTGGGATCAGCTTCTGGAAAACGTTTCTTTATTTCTGCATCAATTTCTTTTTGTAAATTGTTAGTCTTCCAAGTTTCCAAAGACTTTGAACCATGTTTATCCTTTTCAGAATCAAACCAACTTTTAGCATCTTTATCTTCATTAAGAAATTTCTGCACACCATCAACGGTTATTTTATTGAACCCCTGAAGATATGTTTTTAATTCCTCGTTAGAATCCTTATTACTTTCTATAAATGTTTTTACTTCATTAAAATCCATATTAAATCCATCCCTTTCTGCCCTCTTAACGATTAAATCCCTAAGAACGCAATAAAAATTATTTTGATATTTTTTAGTTAATATAAAAAACCACCTTGCTATAAACAAAGTGGTTATACTTTAAATTCAATCGGGGTAAACCCTTTAGTAAGTCCTGCACCTTAAAGCCTTATATATCTAAGGTTTAAAGTTATTTAATTAATAAAATATAGGTAGTTTAGTCCAGGTCAATCAACATATTTTTCTTTCCACTTTTCATAAGTCATATCACCTTCAACATAATATGTTTTACCTTCTTTATTTCTAGCAATTCTTTCAGGTGCTATTTCATCTTTAAAGTATGGAATAACTGTTGACCTACAATTTGGATGTACAGGAGGATAATTTACACCAACCTGTCTATCAGATAGTTTAAATACTAATCCATCTAAACCCTGACAAATTTCAGAAGTTAAATTGTCTAATGTAGCTACATATTCATACTGTGATACTACACCAGAAGCAATTAAACCATCTCCAAAGCTTTCATTGGAAATATGATTACTTTCAGTTCTTACTAACCTTATAGCATTGTTATATGATATATCTAATCTCTTAGATAATCGTTTTGCTGTATTTTGTCCACTATCACCACGAATAAAACTTTGTGTCAATTCAGTTTCAAGTGTGCGAATTAATTTTTCCTTATCTTTATAAATCCTATCTGAATAATTTTCACCTAACCATTTAGTTTTAACAACTTTTTCAATAGCATCAGTATTTAATTTATCAAAATTTAATCCAATTGATAAACCTGTTTGTACTGTCCAAATACTTCTATAGTAACCATCAGAATAAATATTATTAAGTAAATTACCAGTTTCTATATTATTGTTAGAAGTTAATATTTCAATTTGATGTTCTATTTCAATTTTTAAAGCTTCAATTCTTCTAACTCTAGCTCTTATACTCATATTTTCCAGTTTTTTTATATATTCTGGATTATCTGAATATAATTTAGCTTGTTTAATATATTCATCTAATGAATCCTTAAATTTACTCAATTCTGATTTACTTAAAAGCTTTTGTGCTTCTACATAATTTATATTATTATTTATTGCATATTTTTGATAGAAAACAGATAGTTCTTTATCTATATTGTCTTTTACATTTTCATAAGACTTTAACAATAATAAACCATATTCTTCTGCTTTCTTTTCCTGTAATATTAAATTTTGCTCTGTACGTTTAATCCAATATTCTTTATTGGTCATTATTGACCACCACCAGTATTTTGATTAAATCCAAATTGATTATTAGTATCTGGATTTATTTCCATCTCTTGTTCTTTAAGCCATTGTTGATATATTAATTCTGGATTATCTACATCACCAAATTTTGATAATATATGAGTTCTAGGATATATTTGTAATAGATTTGGTATAGCATTGGATAATGTTGTAATCTCTTTTGGTATATTTAATGTGAATTTAACATTTACTAATCTATAATCAAACTTTGTTCCAGTTAATTTATAATAATAATCAAAGAACAATTTTAATCTTTGTTTTAATACTTTTTCTATTGCAGATTTCATTAAACTTACTTTACATTCCAAAGCATGTAAACGTTGTCTTAATGCATCTCCACTTGTATTACTTGTAGGTGTTTTAACTTCATCAATCATAGATGCAGCACCATATACATCTTCTTTTAAATTATTTATATGATTACTTACAAATTCACCAATTTCTTTAGTAACAAATTCCATACTAGCATCTTTATTTTTACAATTTACCCACCCATTATTAACAACATCTTTATAAAATTCATCTGTATTTCCTGAACCATCAGAATCTGGTTTAATAGACATGCCTTTAGAAAATAAAATTGCATTTCTATTATCATTTATTTCATTTTGGTAATTGCTAATAGAAGTATTGTAAGCATCTTGTTCTGTCTTGTAATCTTCTATATTTGCTATAGCATAATCATTTAATCTTAATACACGCAAAGGAACTTTACTAAAATTGTGCTTCTTCCTGCTCTTTTCTTCACCAATCTGTAAATTAGTTACATTATAAGTTATTACTTCAGTATCAGTATAAACATCAAGGTACTTTTTAACAATACTTGAAGCTGTACCAATACTATCTATAGCATCTTCATAAAAGTGCAATCCAAGTAATACATTCTTATCTGCTGTTCCATCTTCCAAAATAAAAGCATTTAAAGGGTTTAAAGCCAAAGAACCAAATTCCATATCAGAATTGATATAATTCAATTCATAACTTTCACCAAATATTAAACAATACCTTAATAACTCTTGATTATGTAATGTTTCCCAAGTAGAGAAATTTAAATCTATTATATCTGTAACAGTTTTATCAGCATTTTTATGTATATAATTTACTGGATTAGATAATAAATAACTTACATATTTTTCTATAAACTCTTTATTAAAATTCTTTACAAGAATATCATTACTTCTCGAATCAATCCTTTTATAATCTTCATATATATCATGCAAACCAATATAATATTTTTGATATATCATTTTTGCAGCAATATTTATATTTAACTGTTCAAAACATTTCTTTATTAATTGCATCTGTTCCAAAATCTCTCACCACCTTACCTTCTTCTAAATAAGTCACTTATCTTATATATATCTATAGGTTCAAGAACTTCAATTTCATCTATCCTATTATTAAATTCAGATGTTATATCTGCTGCATCGTCATGGGCAGAATAATTACACCCTTGAAATTCCATTATTTGTTCAATGAATTCAGTATCTTCAGAATTAAATATAATTCTTCCATTGTTAACATCACCAACAATAGTTGAAATTTTATCGTCCTTGTTTTTATTTTGAGAAGTGTTAATAATTTCTATATCTCTACATCTTAATTCATGATCTTTACATAATTCTTCACGAATTCTAATTGCATCTGCTCCACCATAGGTATTTTTTTCAATCCATATGTGGGTAATATCTTTATACTTTTTTAAAAGGTCTAAAGTATGTTTAATATAAGCATCATATTCTTTTCCGTTTGAGTGTTCAAATTTAAGTAATTCACCTTTGCGACAATATTTGAAACCATTATCAGATAATGAACCAACAAGAAATGCAAAATAGTCCTTCTTTTTACCTTTTACTTTTGTATTTGTACCTGCTGGGTCAATACAAAGCATAGTCTTTAAGAAATTATGTTTATTAATTTCTTCTGGTGATTCAGTTCTATTAGATTTAAATTTCTTTTCTCCAATAGTAGCTGCATCATTCATTTTTTCAGTCATGAATGCTTCACGATTCTTCCAATACTTAACAGCTAAATCCTCAAACCTATCCCACTTATCTTCCCAAAGTATAGGAAAATACATTGCTTCTTTATTTTCTATATAAAAATCCTTTGCTTCTTGATAAGGATTATCACGTTTATTATCAAAATAAATCCTTTTACATTCTAACCATAAGTCTTTATCAAATATATCTTCAATTTTTTGTCCACCTTCTAGAATAATTGCTCTTTTTAATAATGTCTTATAATCTTTTTGCCTACATAATCTACTTATAAGACAATTATTTTTCATTATAGTACCAATAGATAAAATCTTTGTTGCTTTACCTACCTTAATACCATCTCTATATGTTGCTGTATCACCAAATTCTTCAATCTCTTTACACCACTTATCCCATTTCTTTAAACTCGCTTCTTCTGTTAAAACATCTGCTTCATCTTGAAAATCATCTCCAATGAAGCAAGTTGGCCTTATTCCCCTATAGTTCATACCTCTAACACTTGCTCCTGAAGATACTATTTGAATATCTGTACCATTAGCCAATTCAATTTCTTCACTATTTACAGTAAACTTTTTAGTATCAATCAATTTGCCAAATGTTTTAATTATATTTGGATTGTTTTCAAATACAGTTCTAATATTATCCATAAATTGTTTAGCATCTCTTTCTTTTTTTGCTCCAATTATAGTGAATATAGATTGTTTATAGCAATGAAGCCATATTGTCAAAGCTAAATCACACACGGTTGTTTTTGCACAACCTCTTGGAATAACCATATTACCTTTATCAAAGTAATCTTTAATAAACATTTCATCTATGAAATTCCACATTTCATAATGAACTGGTGCTAATCCTCTTTGTTTATTAGTTGGTTTTGCAACAAATATATCCTGTAAGTAATATAAACAAAAGAATTCAAAAGACTTTTGACCTAAATAATAAGCTAATCCATTTTTTCCCCATAAATTAGTACTTGTTCTTATTAATTCAGTTGCCTTTTTCTTTGCTTCAGCTTTAGGATAATTTTTTTCTTGTATTAATTGAAATGTAAGATATTTGTGAAGTGTAATTTGGTTATATCTATCATTATCAAAATTATTGTCTATCATTTAATTCACCTGTTTCTTAGGGTTCAAATCCTTAAAAAATATTATAAAAAACTGTAGAGGTAATCACCCCTGATTTTTGAGATTTCCAAAAAGAAGGGTATGGGTAGGGTATCATGTAT